AGAAGCGGATCGCAGAGATCCATGTGCCGGAATCCCGTTACAGCGAGACGAAGGTCGGAAATGTGACAGTCGCAGGCACATCAGACACGGTTTCTTCCGTTTTCGTCGCCTTAGAGGGCGCGAGGAGCTTGTCGGGTACATCGTCATCAATCTCATACGGACTAGGGCCGATAAGGCCGTCATCAAAAGAGGGCAGGTCAAAATCCGTCATATCCTCGACCAGGTCTTCCTCGGTCTGTATCTCATCGTCCGCAGCAGCACGGGCGCGCATAATCTCGGCACGCACCATATCCGCGATGGACGGCTGACGCCTGATAGGCACAACAGGTTCAAAAGGCCGGGGGTCCACAACTTCGTGACCACGACTATCGAGTGTAGACATAAAAATACCTCCTTATATGGGATTACCGTTTTTGGACACCAAGCGTCGAGCAATAATAGCGTTCTGCACCATACAATAAAGTTGATCGGACTGTTGCTCAGTAGCCTGGAAGATACGATCAGTCGGAGTCGACATCACAAAGTCGGCATTGAGGGCAGGCCGATTAGCGAAAATACGCGCCATGTGCCAATAATCTTGCGTCGTCCTAAACTCTCCAGCGATGGAGTTGACGCCTCTCCTGTATTCGTCATACCGATTCTGGTAGCCAAAAACGGCTGTATCAGCTTCAGTGCCATCAGCATACACTTCCTGGTTCAAAACTTCCTGCTGACCGATATGTTCAAACTCACGCTGCCAATAGTCTTCTTTGGTCTCGCGGTGCCACAGGCGCTCGACACCTTGGGCATAGACGGGGATAGGACGCACGTACAACAGAGACATGATATAACCATGCTCGGGGATAAATCGACGCATACGCTTAGATCGCATGGCCGATATACCATGACCGTACATCTGGCCGACGGCGTCACCACCAGTCTGCAAAACCTCGCTAAACTGGATAGTCTGGCTGGTACCACCGAGATATTCGGGAAGCTGAAGCCGGGAATCCTGAGGACGAACGCCCAAATAACGCAAGTAATCCTCGTAGCGAGAGCCAAAGAGGGCGCGCTTTTCCTGGAAACGCTGCAAAGACATGGCCTCACGCAAGGAATTGACACTGATGGAGCCGATGCCAGCCTGACCAGGCTTGTAGTCAATGGTGCCAGTAACAGTGCCGTCGCGAAGGCTAAGGCCGTTGATGCCATAAGTACGCTTCGCATCATCTTGCGAATTGCCGTACGCTAAATAAGCTATGTTACCGTCATCCTTCTGGAAAAAAGCCTGCTGACCGGCACCAGTCCCAAGATTCTCTTTAATCACAAAATCCAGCGGACGCCCAGTATAGCCACCGACAGTAGGATCAACAGCGCCGGTAAACGTCAGAGTGGGCATACCAGCAGAACCCATGTCGACAGGGATAGTAACAGCAGGGCCTTTCTGAGGCCAAGGGCGGGCAGTAGTAAAATAATCTTTCTGCCATGCAGGCCGCTGCAAAGTAAGAGACGTGGTAGTATCCGCGCCACTTTCAAGAGAGATAGAAAGCTCCGGCTGTAGGTCTTGATCACGGAAATATTCGTTCCAAATCAAATCATAAGCACGGAAGGGGAGGGCGGATACAGTCAAAGCCTTGCCAAGGGGGAGACCAAGATAATCGGCAAGAGACGACTGCTCGGGAGTCACAGTCACAGTAGGAGGCACCGATACATCAGCACCATCAGGGCCGCCAGTAATGAAGTCCTCAAAATCACCCCACAAAAGACGGGTAGGCACGAAAAAGTGCTGTACCGTCATGTGTACAGGATGCATAACAGGGGCAACCATCGGAGCAAGACGCATAAATACGCCAGTAGATTGCTGTATGGAGTCGCCGGGGAGAACCTCGATCAAATTGACAGGGACAACAAAGCCCATCCGCATAGAGAGGAGCTTATAGTTACTGAGGGAAAACTTATTACGTTTACGCATGTTATACCTCAAAGTCGCGATGGTTGAAAAAGCGGTCTCGTTTATCCAACTGTTTATATCGTTGGTCATCGAGAGACACCACATAATGAAGGAAGTCGACAGCATCAGACATCTTAGATTTACGGTACAAATCAGAGAGAGTATTCAGGTACTCGTCAAGATTGTTGGTAAAGCCAAGAGATTCAGAAAGTCGGGTTATGAGATAACGTCCCATAGGCCAGCGGCGGCCATCTACTCGTAACTGTCCGGCAAAGTCAGACTCAGGCACATCTTTCAAAGCGCCGATAATATAGGGTAGAGCGCCACCTGCAATTCCTGGCCTACGAGACATCAAGGCAAACTCCGGCGTCCTGGTATCCTTTTTGTCAACAACCAGCTTCTTGGTAACGTAACCCGCTACATATTGGATTGATTGACGGGAGCATTCTCCGACGTGGACGATTCCGTATCGCCACAAATCGAAGAGGGGGGAACTCCTATGCCGGTGGAAATCCCGACCTGACTTTCCTTCATAGAGCAACCATTCAGGGTCAAGCTCAGCAGGAGAAAGCCCAAAAATAATAGCGTGATAATGAGGGCGGGCGGATTTTTCACCGTATTCACCACAGCCATAATAACGGACTTCAGTATGTCCAAAACGCTTTCGGAGTCGCTTGAGGAAGAGCTGGAAGTCTCTTTTACAGAGGGTTGGTCGGTAGTTTTCGTCATAAGGCAGATTATCCTCGGCATAAGTAAGAGTAATAAAAGAAGAATGATCATGCAAATAGGACTCTAGCATCAGTCGAAGAGTCCAGACCCGGCGCTTATTGATGCGGCAGGGTAAACACTGACCACAAGGAAAAGGTATACCATCAACAGCGTCATAATTCGCCGGGTCCAGCTTGCTAAGAACTAGAACCTTGCCAGAACGGTCACGAATGTAAGGATGTCGGCAAAGCACATAATCAGAACCGGGTGCCGATACGGCGAGCAAAAATGTTGCGACGACGACGACCACGACGACCAAAACGACGACGACCACGACGACGAGCCATTGCATACCTCCAAGAAGTAAAAAGTTTACGAACAATTACAGGACCTTACAACCAAATGTCCCATAATGAAAGTTATGTAACATCTCAACGGGTTACCTGTCAAGACCGGGGTAAGCACGAGGGAAGGAGGATCGTCCGATTAGCCACGCGCCAGCATTATTAAAAACATAACAGCAGAAGAAAGACAATAAGCCAAAAATAACTCAATAACGGTACGCACGGGTAGCACCTCTGGTCCAAATATCACGCAAATCAGGAGCAGGGGACCTCAACCAATCCCTAAATCGCTTATACCAAGGATCCTTGACCTTGATATGAGACGGCACCCATCCGCCTCTATCAGCATCATACCTCATACCGTCAATTTCTTCGCCTTTTGCACGAGCCGTAAAATCCCGAATGGCAGTCTGAAAAATAGGCAACCACTCAACCAACAATTTGTCTTCGTAAGCTTGCGCCCAATCGTTCCCCGGCTCAAGCGAATAGCTACCATTAGGTGTCTGCATAAATTGATAACGCGGTTCACCAGTAGCAACAGTGCCTTCGGCGCGAGGCATGACGGCATCATCCTGGCCGGGGATAGCATACTTCCGACGGTCAAGACCATGCAAAGAGGCCATGCCGGGTGTAAGCTGCTGAAATAACTTGACTCTCCGAGATAAAAGCTCCTGCTCCAGAATCTGGTTATTGAGCTCCTGATTTTTTAGCGCCAGAGCCGTCTGAGTATCCTGCAAAGCAAGAGCCTTTTTCCGCTCCTCACGATCAAGACCGGCCATACGAGCACGGTCTATATCCTGACCCATCTGCTGGAGGGACTGACCGACTCCGGAATAATCGGCACCAACGGCACTACCAGAAACGGGCGAGTAGGACATCGAAGACACGCCAAGAGCGGCGAGCGGGTGAAGACCGGCGGCCTTAGCGTCGTTGACGCGCCACTGAATTTGATTTTTGGCGAGCTCCTTTTGGTAAGCAAGCTGCTCACGGGCCAGCTGAAGATTCTGCTCATTGGCCTTTTTCTGACTATTACCACCAAAGATACTAGACGCAATACCGCCAGCAGCACCAATAACACTACCCCAAGGGAACATCATCTCACTCTCCTACAGACGATATAGGAGTGGTCCGACCAGCGCGCTTTCCGCTTTCGACCACTACCTTTACCAACCTTACGCAATGCGAATAAAACAGACCTTCGAGCGCGTCTGCGGACACAGACAAGGGTTTCCTGGGGGTCACGAAACTCAGCACGCAACAATGGGGGCAATCTTTTGCCTTGCAAACCAAGTTGACGCTCTCGAAGTCGCTGCTCAACCAAGGCCGCCTTTCCATCCTCACGCAAATACCGTGGATGGACAAGTTCCTTACGCTCATAACGATTCCTTCTCAGGTCTTCGGTCTCAAGGCGAGCAAGTCGTGAGGCTAAGGACGCCTCCACAAAACGCCGGGCCTGGTCGGCCCGAGCGACGCGAAAGGCGTCGCGCATTTGTCGTCCGGTGTCGATGCTCCGGGGCTGTGTCTCGGAAGGGGAGGGGAAAGGAGGGGAGACACGCCTAGACTCTTCGAGCCTTCTCTTTCGCTTCGCCATTTTCGACCCCTTGTCTCCTGGTGTCACTCAGCACAGTACATAACAAGCGGGG